GCACAGNACAAAGTCAACGAGCTAATCAATGCTCGTAATGTAGAGTTCGTGGTTGCTGATCACGAGTCTATTCATTTCCTTTCACCTGCTGACATTTCTGACTACGAAAATGATCCTGACGACTGAAGAGTTCCAAGAGTTTGCTGAAGCTTATCCTGAGCTGGCTGATTGTGTCTGCCTTGAAGAGGTAGAGTATCCCATCAACGTGGAGGATAACTGATGCCTACACCTGCTCAGATTGATGAACAGGTGCAGCTTGAGCGTGATCAAATACGACAGGGACTCAAGCGATTACGGGACAACACGGACGCACTACAGCAGCGCAGCTACGCATCAGCTACGGTGTACGGCATCGCCTCAATAGACATACTTCTACCTGTATTGGTGAAGCGTCTTGAGGCTACCAACAATCGCATCCATGAAGGTAAGACTGGTGTAGCATTCAGAGAGATTGCACAATACATCAGTGAACTTGAACCACTAGCTGCTGCTGCTATTGCCTTGAAGCTGACCTTTGATAAGGTCTTTAGCTACAAGGAGGGTAGTGATCAGGTGCAATCCGTATGTGATGGCATTGGTTCAGCTGTTGAAGCTGAATGTCAGATGCGTTACTATGAACGGTGCGCACCTGGTCTTCTGAATACCTTGAAGAAGAACTACTGGCACAAATCATGTGGTACACAGCAGAAGCTAACGGTCATCCAAACACTGATGAACCGTAGTGACATTCAACAATGGCAATCATGGGGCAGGGCTAACAGAATCAAACTCGGTGCATGGCTGCTTGACTGCATCATTGAATCATCAGGGTGGTTCACCAAGGACATGCGTCAAGAAGGGCGTAAGCGTGTTAACTACGTTATCCCGACACCTGAGTTCATCTCCATCAAAGACAAGGTGATGAAGGATGCTGAGTTGTTTGCTCCACTTGCCTGGCCAATGTTGATTGAACCCAACGATTGGACAAACGAACGTGCTGGTGGGTACCTGCTCAATGAGGTAATGCGCGGCCATGATATGGTGCGCAGGGGCGGTCAGGGGTGTATACAGGGAGAAACACCGATCAACTTTCTGAACAAGATCCAGAAGGTTGCCTTTACTTTGAATCCTTTCATTGTAGGGGTTGCGGAAGAACTAGATAGATTGGAACGAGCAGTCGGCAAGTTCCTCCCTATTGTGAACCATGAGTTACCACCAAAGCCAGTAGATATTGCAGAGAACAAAGAGTCTCGTAAAGCATATCGAAGGGCAGCGGCAGAGACAATGAACTTGAACGCACAAGAGTTCAAGAAATCATGTCGCACTCGAATGACAATGGAGGCAGTGAGAAGATTCAAGGACGTAGCTAGGTTCTACATACCTTGGAGCTTTGACTATAGAGGAAGAGCTTATCCTATTCCTGCCTTCCTTACTCCTCAAGACACAGACTTTGGAAAAAGTTTATTAGTCTTTGCTGAGGGGTCTTTCATGACTCCTGAAGCTGAGGGTTGGTTAGCCTTTCAAGTAGCTACTACATTTGGTCTTGATAAAGCACCAATGACTGAGCGTCTTGAATGGGCACAGAATAACCATGAGTTGTTCACGCTCATATCGCAAGATCCCATTGGTAACTTACATCTTTGGGAGAATGTAGAAGAACCTTGGCAGTTCCTAGCAGCAGCTGAAGAGTATTACCATTGTGTCGTAGTTGCCGATAGGCAGTTTACACATCTTATGGTTGCTACTGATGCAACCTGTAGTGGTCTTCAGATCCTTGCAGGTCTTGCTAGAGATAAGTCTACAGCACGTCTTGTGAATGTCTTACCTGGTGATAAGCCACAAGATGCTTACAAGGTCGTTGCGGAGGCTGCTACACCTTACTGTCCTGAATCTATCCAGCCTTACATGGATAGGAAGACAGTTAAGCGTGTCGTAATGACTGTCCCTTACAATGCTAAACCTTTCTCCAATCGTGGGTACATCAGAGACGCACTGAAGGAGAAAGGTGTAGAGATCAGCAAAGAGGACCTGACTAAGACAGTCAAGGCTGTACGCAATGCCATGGATGTTGTCGTACCTGGTCCTATGGCTGTTATGAAGTGGATTGAGGATGAGGTAGCTACTGCAATCAAAGCTGGCAAGGAGTTTCTTGAGTGGACAACACCCTCTGGGTTTGTTGTACATCAGAAGCTAAACAAGAAGAACATTGTGCGGCTGCAGCTACAGTTACTTGGGGCTTGTGAGATCTATGCAGCAGTAGGCGACAAAGATGAGGTTGATCTCAACCACCACAAGAACGCAACTGCTCCCAACCTTATCCACAGCCTGGATGCTAGTCTGCTGCATCTGAGTGCCTTACGCTTTGACGCACCCATTGCTCTTATCCATGATTCTGTCTTGTGTCGTGCAACAGACATGTCTACCTTGTCTTCCATTGTACGTGAGACCTACATGCACCTCTTTGCAGAACATGATTACCTAAAAGACTTTGCTTCACACATTGGAGCAGAGACTGAACCGCCGATTGTTGGAGACCTTGAACCGGAATCCGTGATCGAATCCACCTATTTCTTTTGCTAATGCCTCAAACCATCCACGTTACCCAACAGCCTGTTGTCCTTGAAGGTTATCAGGCTGTACTGAAGCCCAGCAAGTTTGGTTACTCGCTGTCTGCTATTATTGACCAAGCACTTGTTGAGAAACTTGAAGAAGATCGAGCTGACACTATCAAGTGGGCAGAGTCTAAACTGAAGAACCCGAAGCGTTCTACGCTTAAGCCTGAACCTTGGGAGGAGGTGTCTGATGGAAAGTACAAGGTCAAGTTCAGTTGGAATGAGGAGACTCGCCCACCTGTCGTTGACACAGAAGGGACTCCTATTACTGACCCCAACACGCCTCTCTACAGCGGATCTACGGTCAAGCTTGCCTTCCGTCAGAAGCCATACATCCTCCGTGACGGTGTCACCTATGGAACAAGCCTTAAGCTTGTCGGTATCCAGGTCGTTACGGTTGGATCTGCTGCTGGTGTTGATACAGGCGATCTTGGTGAAACTGAAGTGGCAGCTCTCTTTGGTCAAACAAAGGGCTACAAGACTTCTGAGCCGAACATCACCGCCACACCTGTAGTGGAGGATGATGACTTCTGATGCGTAAGTACCGTTCAGGTCTTGAAGAGAAGGTTGCTGATCTTCTCTCAAACTTGAAGGTAGAATTTGAATACGAGTCAACCAAGGTTCCTTACGTTCTTCAATGCAACTACACACCCGACTTTCTTTTACCGAATGGTGTCTACTTAGAAACAAAGGGACGCCTGACGGAGGAAGACCGAAGGAAGATGATTGCAGTGAAGAAGATGAATCCCGACTTAGATATTCGATTCGTCTTTCAAGCACCATATAACAAGATCTACAAAGGGTCTAAGACCACCTATGCGAAGTGGTGCGAAAAGCATGGCTTCCAATACTGTTCCTTTCATTCCATCCCACTTGAATGGCTTACGTAGAATACGGCACTGCTGACTATTACGCTGAAGGCTTCAGTGATTATCTTGCTGATGTCGATGCTGACCGACCTGATACTGTAGACAACCTCATTGAAGGTTTCTACCGAGCACTTGATTCCTGGTTTGACTATCACGATGCACAAGCACGAGCATACGCAGCAATGCGAAAGCGAATTCGTGAGGCACTTACCGTGTGACACTTGTGGCAGTAGTGATGCAAACAGTCTCTACACTGACGGGCATACCTACTGCTTTTCTTGTAACAGTTACGGACACACTGAAGAGGATGTTGTTCACACTCACAACAAAATGTCATCAATCACTGTACGTGGTACAGCAGTCAGACTAACTAAACGGAACATCTCCGAGAAGGTATGCCAACAGTATAAGATCTACCGTGATGGTGAGGTCTTACGGTTTCACTACCATGATGAGAATGGTATCCTGATTGGGTGTAAGACCAAAACAAAGGACAAAGACTTCTACTATGAAGGACAGTCACCTACCTGCCTCTTTGGACAGCATTTGTTTCCCGCCACTGGAAAACGAGTCGTTATCACTGAAGGAGAACTCGATGCAGCTTCATGTCAAGAGGCTATGCCGGGGTGGCAGATGGTATCTCTACCTAGCGGTGCCAGTGCGGCAAGGAAGTCGATTCAACGGGCTATCCCATGGCTCCAGGGTTATGAGGAGATTGTCCTGTTCTTCGACAATGACGAGGCAGGCCGTAAAGCAACGGAGGATGCGGCAAGCGTCCTACCACCTGGCAAGACAAAGATCGCAAGACTTGAGAACTACAAGGATGCGTCAGACGCTCTCCAGGTCAATGACTCTGAGGCGATTCGTCGCGCTATTTGGGACGCGAAGCCTTACCGTCCAGACGGAATTGTAGATGGTCAGTCTCTCTTAGAGCTAGTAACAACACCAACACCACCAGCAGATCATGAGTATCCTTTTCAAGGAATCCAAAACAAATTACACGGGATCAGGTTTGGAGAGCTTGTTACGATCACTGCAGGATCTGGTATCGGGAAGTCCAGCTTCTGTCGTGAACTCGCAACTCACCTGCTACGTAACGGCGAACGGGTCGGTTACCTGGCTCTTGAGGAATCCAACCGTCGTACAGCTCTTGGACTAATGTCCGCTGCTGTTGGTAAGTCACTACACATTGGAGAACA